ATGTGCGTCTTTGATACTGCCTTTTAAACTAGTAATTTGGTCTCTACTTGGCATGCCTTTTCGTTTACCAGAAAGGTTGATATTATTTTTAATTCCACTGCGTCCAATGCCTTGTCCTTTTTGTAAAGGATCATTATGATCAAATTCGCCACCACCTTTTAGATTTTTTGAGCCAGGATAGTCATCTGGTTTTGGACCGTTGTAGTAGTCATCCATGCTGTAATCATCGTTTTCATAGTCAGGAGGTTCTTGTGTGTACAGTTTGTCTTTGTACTTGGCATCGCGCCATTTGGCTGCTTCTTTGACTGGATATTCTTTACCGTCAACTTCAAATTCTTTTTGTCCAGTTGCTTTAGCGTTTTGTAATGCACCGCTGAATTCATTGCCTTCTTCCATGTCGCCTTCGTCCATTGGGTGGCCGGTAGGTCTAGCACCAGTGGGCTTCTTGCCTGTTTGTGGCAAGCCTGCTTTGCGTTGTAGGTCACGGATCATGTCTTCGTCACTGCCATGGCCCAATGTATCAAGGGCCTTCTGACCAACTTTCTTTACACCACTGCCAATTTTTTTAACTACATTGCTCATGTCTTCATCAAATGCATCACCTATTTTGTCGCCGGCAATTGCGCCGCCTACTGCTCCTAGTGGACCAAGAGCCAGTGCGCCAAGACCTGCGCCAATGCCAGTTCCGATCATACCTTCGTCGTACTTGTCGTGTTTTTTGCGAACAGGATCCAATGCCTTGCCTTCACGTCCGGCCTTGGCCAAGGCTTCCATGCCTTCCTTGCCGTATTTTTCATAGCCCTTGGCAGCACGGCTCATGCCTTCATTTAGAGTTTGTTTATCAGCCAAGTCACTCAGCTTCTTGTTTAAGTCGTAAAAAAATGTCATGTTGTTTTCCTTATTTCATGAAGCCGGTTGCAGGCTTGGGTGGTCTTTTAATTGTTGTCATTGGGCTTTTGACTCCCATTGGCAATTGATTTGTTGTCTGTGCAGGTGCAGTCTTGCCTCCGGCCACAGTCCAGTTGGCATCCTTGGCAGAATTTTTAACAACTTCATGTTCGCTAGGTTCAGCGGCATAATCAGCTTTTAATTTTTTCTGTTCGGCGTCTGTTGGTGGCAAATCTGTGGTTAGCAGATCCTTTTGATTTTCAATGCCCAATAACTCTTTGTCCATACCTTCAGCCCAGTCACGTTGGTCCATCACAATGCTGTTTGCATCAAGACCCAGTAGTTCAGCAATCTGAATCACCTGTGGAGGAGTAGCAGGGTATTTGAAACTAACATCAATGATGTTTACAGACTGATTGGCATGGTCTGGGAACCCAACTGGTTTGGATAAAATTGGGGTTTTCTTTGGCTCAGAGATTTTGATTGGGTCGAATTTTTTTAACTTTTCGTTAAAAGCTTTCATAAAACCACCTGGCAAATCACCAATGATTTTAATACGATAATCAAAGGTTTGAGCACTTTCAATCAAGTATTGTGCAAATGTTTTCATATTTAGGATCCTATATTATATTTATCGATCAGACGTCTTTGTGTTGGTTCGATCGACTATTCTGCTGAGTAATTCATTACGGTCAAGCACAGCACCTTGACCAGTTGGGATGTTGTTATTGTTAACATCATCTTTATCTAGTTTTGCTTTCTTTAACTGTAGATCAATCATCTTTAGTTTTTTATTCATCTTGGCAGTTTTTGCTGTGATAGCATGGCCTAGCATCTGGCTGGCAACGCTAAAAATTTCACTGGCAAAACGGCTGTCTACCTGCATGCCAAGATCCATGAGATTGTCAAATTCTTTAGTGGCCTTGGCTGCCAGTTCATCCATTTCCTGATCACTGGCTTCTAGTCCTCGAACCGCAGGTAATGCTGCCTCAATCTTGTCTAAGGCATCTAGAGTTTCTGGTAGTACTGGGAAAGTGGGCTGTGACTCGGGTGTCACAACAGTATCTTCAGTGTCTGAAGATGGAAGATCAAATAAAGATTCAAGTTTACGAGTCATGCGGTATTTACCGCATTATTTGTTACCGTTCTTGAATATATCGTCTTCGGTAATTACTCTAAAAACCAGTCCTTGACGCTGGCACCATTTTTGGGCACTATCCCATTTTGCGTAGTTTACAGCAACAACAGCACGGTCACGTTCACTCATTTTGCCTTCTATTACACTTTGCTTTTTGGGTTTGATTTCAATTACTTCAGCAAAGGTTTTGTTATTTTTTGTTCTGTATGTAACTAAAAAGTCTGGAATGTAATTAGAAATTTTACCAGTCAGTGGATGACGATAAGGAATAACAATAGACTCACTGGCCCATTGAAGTATATTATCGTTGCTGTCGCAAAATCGCATAAACGCTAATTCCCAGCCACTGCGATAACGAGGGCTACCGTTACCTACATATTTTTGTGTGTTTTCTACTTTATAAACACCTTGTGCAAACTTACTCATATCAATACATTACGTGCGGCATAGTAATTGGGAACAACTGCTGAGTTAATTCCCAGTAACGTTGCTGGACTACGCATGCCGTTCAGATAGTAGGCCAGTGTGCTGTTCAATTGTAGTTGATCTTGATCGCTGATTGCATCCAGGATTGTCAGCACTGGTGTTTGTGTTTTGCTAGCAATTCTAAACAAAGTTGTTGTAAAATTTTGAGCTGCTAATTTGTCTTTCATTGCCTGAAAGAAAAAACTATAAACAATGTCGTACTCGTTGGTGTCTACTTCTTCAGAATAGTTGTAGAAAGTATCAAAAATTCGTACAGTTAGATCAATCTTGGGATTGATTTCATTGATAGAACGTGCCATTGTTAGTTCCTAGGTGGAGTTGGAAATAGTGGTGCTTGTAAGCGTTGCTGAATACTGGTCTGGCCGCCAGGTTGTGCTCTTACGGCGGCCGGAATGGTTGTACGCAATACATCCTTGAGTCCGGCATTGGCTTCTTCTTTGATAATACTCTGAAGATTCTTTCCTTTGAATGTGCCGTAAGCTGTGCCTGCTTTTTGTACTGCGCCAATAATACCTGCAACAGATCCACTTTGTAGGTCTTCATAGATACCAATACCGGCATCCAACAATCCACCTTGGCCAATTATGCTGGAAGTGCCGCCTGGACGGCTTAGTGGGCTCTTTTCCTGGTCGTAGTAATTTGGATCAGCAAAGCCTTGAACGTTTGTGTCCGGTCTAACTGCACCAATTGCACCACTATAGTATTTTACAGTTTCGTAATTAATAGTCATTGAGTTTTGCATAACGCCATCCCCTTGACTGTAATCATAAGTGTCGTGTGACCAATCAGAGATCATTGGGTTGATTAATACGTATTCAACAAACTTGTGTTGATTAAATCCGTATATCGAAATGTCTCTAAAGAACGCAGGCTTTCCGCCTGCGGCATTGGTACCATCAGCATAGGCTTCTCCAATATAACCCCAGTCGTTGATGAATCTATCATTGGCATAGATGTCTCGAGTATTGTATCCAAATCCGGCTGTTCTGTTGGCATTTGCACCCATGGAGCCGTTTGTGGACGTTTGTCCTCGATAAGGTTGACTAGGATCTTTGTAGTAGTAGCTGTAGTAGTTATACCACATTGTGCGAATTAAATCTCCGCCGTCATCATGAAAGTCCACTTGACAAGGCTGATAGTTAATTTTTTTCTGTACCAGACGTTTTCTATTGTACTGGTTTAGTGTTTCTACTTCGATATTGAACTGCGGCAGTTGAATATTTTTTACCAAAAGTCCAACTGTTGATTGTGTTCCTGCCTGAAAGACCTGTCTCAAAGAAGGAATTTCAGTGGTGTTGATATTAAAATAAACGTGGAAAAGAAACTTAAATCTGGGCAGGTTTTCGTAACCATTGGTACGAAATGTTTTACTCGCATGTGTATAATCTTTGAGATAATCGTTCCCAAAGAATGTTTTAAGAAAGTCCTGCCCAAATGCCATGTGCTAATTAGCCGCTGACTACGTTGTTTACAGTACGTGCAACAGTAGCACCAACACCAGAACCAAGTGGAGTCTGGAGAGCGTTGTCGAAGCGAATCTGCATTGTGATAGTTACAGCTTCACTTGATGCATAATTCAAGTCATTGTAGTTAACATTAGACAAGTAGCAACCATACAATTCCCAAGTCTCAAGAACCACTGGAGTATATGCACCGTTTCCACCGTCTAGAATTTCACACTTGGTAGTGAACTTGTAGTCAATACCTGAAGCGGCACTAGCCTGCTCATAGAAATCCAACTGCTTCTGTAGTTGTTCCCCGACTAAACGAGCAACTTGACCACTAGCGTCGTCACGTAGGTTAACAGTAACCTGTTCCCAACTGTGTTTACCAGCAACATATAATTTGCTGTTATAGATATCAATTGGAATTTCTTCAAATGTTACCGATGGGCGAGTAAAGTCAACCACCTGCTTGGTCAATTCAGTACGCGGTGTTGCAATACCGAAGTTTTCAAATATCGCACGAAAGCGATATTTAAGTTTTGGCATTAACAGACCTTGGTTGGGATTACTTTGATCACTTGCCAAAGGAACTGTCATTCTGCTAATAGATGCTACGGCCATATTAAAATCTCCTATATGTAATTATTTATGGCAAGTGATGTCTAAAAAAATGGGGCATAGGCCCCATTTTTCTGCATTGTAATGCCATACAACCAGCCTATTAGGCAGCGGCTGCACCGCCACCGGAAATAGTACCAGTGTTCTGAATACGAACCGGAATGTAGATAAATTCAACTGCCTTGACAGGCTCAATTGCAATATCAACATACAATTCATTACGATCAATACGAGCTGGTGTGTTGTTACTTTCGTCACATACCACCAGGTAATCATAGATACCGCGTTTTGCTACCAGGTCAATCATTAGACCATCAATTGCATTGCTGATTTCGTTACGAGTAATTTGATCGTTTGGTTCAAACACATATTGCTTACCAATCTCCATCAATCGTCCACGGATGAATGCAACTAAACGTGCCACGTTAATACGATCCATTGCACTAATCACAGCACTTTCGGTCTTGTTACCATAGTTTGTAATGCCCACGCCTGGAATGAATGTAATTGGGTTAATCTTGTTTTCATACAAGATATCTCTTACACTTTGACCTGTAGCAATAGTCACAAACTCACCAGTTAGACTGTCAATGTAACCAATACGTTCTGCATTGTCAACAATACCGCGACGTACACCAGCCGGTGCTAACCATGGAAATGCCACTTCGTCACTGCGAACAATTGTACGTAACATCATGTGACTTGATGGCTGAACAACCTGACCACCACTCAAGTCAGTGGTCTGACATTGTGGATAGAACACGCCAAGATATGGATCGCTGGTGGTAATACCATCTTCGCCACCAATGCCTAGGCCGCCTTGGTTTGTGGCCCAGTCAA